AACCACTACAGCATATTGATGATCCAAATGGTGAAATTGCTCTTTGTATTCTTTCCGCAATTAATGTCGGAAAGGTAAAATCCGACGAAGAGTTTGAAGAACTATGTGATCTTTCTGTTCGTGGTCTTGAAGAACTGATTGATTATCAAGAATATCCAGTTGCTGCTGCAGAAAAATCAACTAAAGCACGTAGATCTCTTGGTATAGGTTATATTGGTCTTGCTCACTATTTGGCAAAACTTGGATATAATTATGATTCTCAAGAAGCATGGGATGCAGTACACGGTCTTTCTGAATCTTTCCAGTATTATCTGCTGAAAGCATCTAACAATATTGCAAAAGAGAAAGGTGCATGTGAATACTTTAATCGTACTAAGTATTCGGATGGTATTCTTCCTGTAGATAGTTACAAAAAAGATGTAGATGAAATTACTTCAATTAAATTAGAGCATGATTGGGAAACTCTTAGAGCATCTATCCTGGAATACGGTCTCAGGCACTCAACACTGTCCGCACAGATGCCATCGGAGAGCAGTTCCGTTGTGTCAAACGCAACTAATGGAATTGAACCTCCCCGTGGATTTTTGTCCATTAAAAAGTCCAAGAAAGGACCACTTAAGCAAATTGTTCCCCAATACCACACACTCAAGAACAATTATACACTTCTTTGGGACATGCCTAACAATACTGGTTATATTAATATTGTTGCTGTGATGCAGAAGTTCTTTGATCAAGCAATCAGTGGAAACTGGTCCTATAATCCAGAGAACTATCCCGACAATGAAGTACCAGTGAGTGTGATGGCAAATGATTTCCTTAAAACCTACAAGTATGGTTGGAAGACCAGTTATTATCAGAATACATATGACATTAAGACGGATGAAGTAAAAGAGGAAAAACAAACTGTTGATGATCTAATCGCAGAAATTTTAAATTCACAAGGAGAAGAGGACTGTGAATCCTGTAAAATTTAGACTTAATTCCCAAGAAAATACTGAGATAACAGGCATGACTGTTTTTAACACTAAAGAGGTTGATTCCAAAAAACAACCGATGTTTTTTGGACAACCTTTAGGAATACAAAGATATGATTCCTATAAGTATCCAATTTTTGATAAATTAACAACTCAGCAACTTGGATATTTCTGGAGACCTGAAGAGGTCTCCCTTCAAAAGGATCGTGCAGATTATCAAACCTTACGTCCCGAACAAAAGCATATCTTTACTTCTAATTTAAAGTATCAGATTCTTCTAGATTCTGTTCAGGGTCGTGGTCCTGGTATGGCATTTGTTCCATACTGCTCTCTTCCAGAATTGGAAGCATGTATGACTGTATGGGAATTTATGGAAATGATTCATAGTCGTTCTTATACATACATTATTAAAAATGTATACTCAGACCCATCTGAGGTTTTTGATTCCATTCTATCTAACGAAAATATTTTAGAAAGAGCATCATCCGTGACTGGTGCCTATGATGATTTTATTAATTCTGCACAACAATATGGAACTTCTAATGATTGGTTATTTGCACAAGAGGGTGCTGGTTGTGCAAGAGAAGGAAGAATTGAATTAAAAAGAAAACTTTATCGTGCTGTTGCAAATGTCAATATTCTCGAAGGTATCAGGTTCTATGTCTCGTTCGCTTGCTCGTTTGCGTTTGGTGAACTCAAACTTATGGAAGGATCCGCTAAAATTATCTCTCTCATCGCAAGAGACGAAAATCAGCACCTTGTCATTACTCAAAACATCCTCAATAAGTGGCGTGAAGGAGATGATCCAGAAATGCAACAAATTGCTAAAGAAGAAGAGGAATGGGTGAGATCTGCTTTTGAAAATTGTGTAAATGAAGAGAAAAGATGGGCACAATACCTATTCAAAGATGGTTCTATGATTGGACTTAATGATAAACTTCTGCACCAATATGTTGAGTGGATTGCAAATCGTCGTATGAAAGCAATTGGACTTAAACCACTTTATGATGTTTCTGCAAAGAACAATCCTCTTCCTTGGACTGAACACTGGATTTCTTCCAAAGGTCTTCAGGTTGCTCCCCAAGAAACAGAAGTTGAAAGTTATGTAGTTGGTGGAATCAAACAAGACTTGAAAACGGATACATTTGCTGGATTCCAACTTTGATTCTTCGGGGGCATTTGCCCCCCTTTTTTTATAAATAACTAAAAAACTAGAGTATAAAAATGTCCAGTATTAACGATATTACAGGCTTGTATAAGCAAATTAAAACTTCTGAAACTGCAGGAACCCTTCTTTCTGAGGCAAGTTTTGAGATTGGTCCTGGACATAAGGCAGCACAAAAAACTCAGAAAATTTATAATAAAGCAAAGGAAGGTGCTGGTACTGAAAAGGAGTGGTTAAAGAAAACTGGACCACAACTTCCTTTGGCAAAAGCAAAACCTGGAATGCAAGTTGCTGGATATGAACCAGAAGGAGAATTAGTTTCTGAAAGAGAAATGACAAAGGCAGAAATGAAAAAAGAGAAAAAACTCAAGAATAAGTATGATACTTCAGCAATGAAGAAAAGTATGATTGACCAATACGGAAAAGAAAGAGGAACTCAAATTTATTTTGCCACTATCCGTAAGCAAGCAATGGCAGATTCATTTGAGGTAGAAGGTGAGCAACTTGATGAACTTGCCCCTCTTGCCGCTGGAGCACTTGCTGCTGGTGCGGCTGGACTTGGTGCAATGGCAATCAATAGAGCAAGACAGGCAGCAAAGTCTGGTGTAGATGCTGCTAAGTCTGGAGCAAAAGTAAAACCATCTGGTGGAATTGCTGGTGCTGCATATGGAATGCAGAAGAGAAATCAAGCACTCAACTCAGCAATGCAACAACTCCGTCAAGATTTTGACTACGATGATGCTTATGACTACATTATTGAAATGTTAGTTGCTGCTGATTTTGCAGAAGACTATGAAGCAGCAGAAGTAATGTTCGAGCATATTAGTGATGAGTTCACTGCAACAATTCTTGAAGAGTATATTGAAGAGAAAGCAAGAGGAACTAGAAAGAAGACAACAGTTCACGCATATGATGTTGACGAAACTCTCTTCGGACACGGCAAGAAGGGCAAACCAAACGTTCAGGTTCACGTTAAGGATGCATCTGGCAAGAGAGTTAAGAGCCTAAGCAACCAAGAGTTTAATACTCATAAGTTAGATAAGGGTCATTCTTATGACTTTAGTGAGTTCCAGAGTGCTAAGAAGTTCAAGGAAACTTCAAGTCCAAACAAAAAAGTAATTAAAGATATCAAGAGAAAGCAGGCAAGAGGGCAAAATGTTCATCTTATTACTGCTCGTTCCAAGTTTGACAAACCAAGTGAATTCCAGGGACATCTCAAGAAGCACGGTGTTGATGTAGATAAGAAGAACATTCACTATACTGGTGGAATGAAGGGTGGTGATATTGGTAAGAAAAAAGTTGATGTTGCCAAAGCAATAGCAAAGAAGAGTGATGCTAAGAAAATCCATATGTATGATGATGCTGCCAAAGTTCATAAGGCATTTGAAAAAGAGAAGAAAGAAGCACCAACATCAAAGAAAATCAAAACTCATATGGTTGCACCAGACAAGAAAGGTGAATCCAGAGTTCGTTCATACCAAGCAACCAAGAATGAAGAGATGAGTGCTTATGAATACTGGAAGCAGTTTATTGATTGATAATGAAGTTTAATTTTTCTTTTGGAAAAAAAAGAAGAGGAGTTATAGAGTGGGTAAAAATCTCTATACTCCTCGAAGGTATTATTGAGTTTTTATCAAACAAATTTGGCATTGATAAAAAGAAACTTTGGGATATTGTGGATGAAATCCAAAGAGAACTTCTAAAAAGAGGTTGGATAGATGATACTGTAAATGATTATGTCATCAATACTCCAGAATTATTAGACCAAAGAGTTGAAAGAGATGTTGATAAAGCAATAGAAGATTATAAGAAACTGGAAGGACCAGAACCAGTCAATATGAAGAATGAAGTGATATTAAAAGAGATTGAAAACCCAAAGTATACAGAGACCCAAAAGAAGATTGTGAAAGATGCTGTATATTATGAAAAAGAACCAGATGGTAGTAAAGCACAAGACCTTTTGGGTGGAGAGATGGGAATAAAAGCAAGTTGGAATCTTGATGAAGATAAATAAACGATAAATATTATTAAGAAAAGTACTTTTCAATACCCACAAAGAAGATGAAGAAAGAAGACTTGGATGCATTAGCAGGTTTATATGAAGGTGTTTATTCACCTACAAATAATGGTGAATACTTGGCAGAAGACATTAAATCTTTTTCAGACAGAGGTGGGGCACTTGGTGCTTTGGGTAGGGCAATCTCTAGGTCTGGAACTGATGCAGGTAAGGCACAAAATAGAGCAGCACTTTCTAGAGCAAATCAAGGTATTGCAAGTTTTATGAATAGGGGTGGTGTTTTTGGTAGAGGTGGTGCTGTAGATAGACTTGCAAATAAACCAGCAAAACCAACACAAAAATCTGCATTAGCAGGTAGAGTTAGTAGCACTAATGACATTCAAAGTTTAAGAGATGGTCAAGAACAGGCAAGAAAAGACCAATTAGCAAGGGCTTCAAGAAAACCACCAACAGGTTCAGTTCCCCCAGCAACACAACCAGCAACACAACCAGCAGCAAAACCTGCTACTCCTGGTTCTGGTGCAAAGGTTGCTCCAACAGCAGCAAAACCAGCAGGGCAAACTGGTGATAAAGCAAAGGATATGGCAACTTGGGCAAAAGCAAATCCAACTCTTGCAAACAAACCAAAAACTCCAAATCCTTTGATGCAGAAGACTTTTGGTTATCAGACTGGAAATGCCCCTGACCAAGTTGCTAAAACTGCAGCAGCAACTGCTACAGCAGGAAAAAATCTAACTGGAACTGGTGCATTAGCACCAAAACCAACTCCATCAACTACTCCAATTAGAAAACCAGGAGCAGTTATGGCATCTTTTGAGTGGGGTTCAAAGGCAACTCTTAAAGATGTTGCAAGTCTTTATAGTTCAATCTATGAGGGCAAAAAGAAAGACCAAGACCAAGACGGTGATAATGATTTCGCAGATGTAAGAATTGCAAGAATGATTGCATCTGGAATGTCAAAAGCAGAGGCAATCGCAGCAGTTAAGAATAAAGAGTATAATGAAGAGTTTGAATCTTGGGTAGATTCTCTCGTAGAAGAAGGATATGACCTTTCTGATTACACTATGGATGAAATGTTTGATATTTACCTTGATGAGGCAGAAGGTTCTTATGGTGCTACTCCAAAAGCATATAGTGCAGCATCAAAAACAAAGATGACTGCAAAAAGAAAGCCTTTCCTTAAAAAGATGCTGAGCAGAACTAATCCTGCTAATAGAACTTCTCCTTATGGTTCTCCAAGAAAAGGAATGACCGATGAAGATAGAGAAAGAGCAAGAGCAGGTTCTAAGCATGGTGTCGGAACTCGTCAAGACCACGATTATCCTTCAGAGGGTCCTGGTGGTGTAACCAAGAGTGCCAAGAAACTCCGTAAGCAAAAGGCAATGGGTGAGTTTGGTGAGGCATACGAAATTGATGAAGCAACCCTATCTGCAAAGGCAGCAAGAGCAGGTAAAGACATTGGAGCAAAAGGAAAGAATTTTGCTAAGATTGCTGCATCTGCTGGTGAAAGATACGGTTCAGCAGAAGCAGGAAAGAGAGTTGCTGGTGCTATCCTTAAGAAAATGAGAGCAAACGAAGAGTTTGAACTTGATGAAGCAACCAGAATGCGTAAGGAACTCGGTAAAGAAGGTGAGTCTGCAACCCGCAAGGAACTTGCAGCACGTTCCAAGGCATACAAGCGTTCTGGTAGTGTAGATAAAACCATCGCAGCAGCAGAGAGAGCAGCAGATTGGTCTGATAATGAGAAGAATGCAAAGGTTCTAAGAGGTTTAGCAGCATCCAGAAGAGGGTCTGTAAGAGATAAACCAAGAGCAGGAATGAGAGGATATGCTGCTAAGGTAGAGGGTGGTGATAAGGACCTACAATCTGCAAGACAAAGAGCAATGTCTGCTGGAACTCTAACTCCAAAAGAGAAAAAGCAGTTGGGTGAAGTTTATGAGATTGTAGCATCATACCTCCTTGAGAACAACTTTGCTGAAACTCTCAATGATGCAAATGTAATCATTGAAAATATGAGTGAGGTATGGTTGGACGAAATTCTTGCAGAAAAGAGTGGAGAACAACCACTACCTTATGGTCGTATGATGAAAAAGTCAGATGAACTTGCTGATTCTGATGATAAAAAGAAAAGAAAAAGAGCAGCAAGCATCTACTTAGCAGCAAATGCTCCTAAGGGACCAAAGATTAAAGTTAGATGATACATTTCACATAATTTTACACCCTCTTGACGGGGGTGTTTTTTTATGTCTAAAATGACTCTGTGGGGTTTCAAGAAAATTCTAGGTTCTAAATATCTCAAAGTACAATAATACAATATGAGTTATGAAAACCCTTGGAGATTCAATGGGGAAATTTTTGAGTCAGATAATATTCAAGATAATTTTGGTTTTGTATATCTTATATCTCTTGATTCAAATGTTATCTAATTTTTTATCCAAATCAAACCATCTTTTAGTTGTTGTTTGTATTTTTGATATCCTGCTTTATTATCTTTCATCCACTCAGTTACACTTAACCAACTTTTAGACCCATTAGTAACTTCACATCTTCTGGAATTTAGAAGTTTTTCTTTGTGTTCTTTTTTCAGAGTTGTTCCATACATAGGGTTTCCTTCACCAGAAAATAGTTCACTTAATTTTTGTCTAACCTCTGGTCTTTTTGCTGGATTATTATCACCAGTCATAAGTTTTCTTTTGTCTTCTCTATACTTATCGTTTCTTAAAACTACTTCATATATTCCTGCTCTTTCACTAACAAAGAACCTACCTTCAATATTTGTATTGTAATATTCGTCAGTCATCAATACATTACGATTAAATTGCTCATAAGTTTCATAATAACTCATAGATTTCTTATGAGGACATATGTAAAGTATTTCTCTCAAGAAGTTTTCTTTTCCTAGTAGTTTAATATCTTCTTTTAATTCATCACAGGAACCATAATAATTTTTCCAGTCACTTTCCTTCTTTTTTCTTCTTCCAGTTTTTTTATCTTTTTGACGAGTCCAAAAGTGTTTTTTTCCTACATATTTTTTTTCATTAGTTAGATTTGTAATTAAATACACAAATCCCTCCATTTCTTTTGGGACTTCAATAAAATCTTCTTCGTTATATTTCCAATTCATAAAAATATTTTCTTTCTTATATTTTTATTTATGCTTGAAAGTGTTTTTGTGTGATGCTTGACGACGGGACTCCTGCGTATTATAATTCGAATGTCCTAGGAAGATATTATCGGAAGGATTATTTTAATGAGTGACCTAAAAGTTAAAAAAGTCTGCAATACACTTATTGAGGACCATATTAATCGTATGCATGAGCTATGTGATGAAGGTCGCATTAAAGATGCAGAAAGTGTTTATGGTGAGATTAGAGACTGGGTAATTCAAAAAGAAAATCTAGAAGTTTTATCGTTGGAGTACATTAGTGGTTATTTTCCCGATTTGTAACAAAACTAAATAATCACTTATAATGTAAAATCCAATTTAGGGTCCCTATTATGAGTAGGGTTTTTTATTATGAGATTTTGAATGAAAATTTAGAGCCGTGGGTACTGCCCCTGAGACGGGGAATTTCTCCTTTACCTAGACGGATGTAGAGTTCAATTAATTTTAATGCAATCTATCTTTACAGTAGCCTTGCCCCTTCTGGCAACGGTTACAACCAGTACGGCATCACTGCCATTCGTCAACTACAAGATGCAAGGTCCTCCACCTCCAGTGGAACCAACAACTAAACAATTTTCCGTTATTAAAGAATTTGACCTTGTAGATGAAAAGAAGACAGCAATCCGAGAGGTTGCTCCCGAAAAGCCAAAAGAGAAAAGACTAATTTGTAAAGGGTGTAATGAACATGAGAATGCTGCCCTGGCATTTTTCCAGGAACGTGGTATTAAAGACAGAAACGCCCTTGCTACCATTATGGGCAATATTCGTCAGGAATCTACTTTTATTCCTAACATTTGTGAAGGTGGTAGCAGAACCAGTTGGAGTAACTGCGGAGGCGGTTACGGACTGATTCAATGGACATCTGCCAACCGTTATTATGGATTGGGTGATTTTGCTAAGAAGTATGGTGGTTCTCCATCATCACTTCACACGCAACTTCGTTATCTAACGACTGAAGTTCAATGGCAACGAATTCAAGATAGGATGAAAACTCCTGGTAAATCTATTGATCGTTACATGGACTATGCGTATAGTTGGATTGGTTGGGGGCATCATGGTGCCCGCACTTCGTATGCTCATGATTATGCATCCCGACTGATCACGGTAGAAGTTTAATACAATAGAATAGTGGGGAGAATATACATCACTTTCTCCCCCTTGACATATTAAATTATATGATTTATTTTTAAGAAATGCGGGCATGGTGTAGTGGTAACATACCAGCCTTCCAAGCTGTTGTCACGGGTTCGAATCCCGTTGCCCGCTTTATCGGTATAATAAATACATCATTGTAGTGGTAGTTAACATAAAATGACTAGAATAAGATGTAAAAACTGTAATGTGGAATTAAATTCTCACCCAATAAAAACAAAGTGCTGTGGGTGTGATAATTTAACAACTGTAACTGGAGAAAAAATTAGTGCTTTGGATTTGACTTTGGTTGAATTAATTGATTCTGATTATAAGAAAGATGTTAAATCTGTTTTTTCAAGAGAAGATTTGGCATATCAAGAAGCAAGAAGAAATAGAAAAATTAAAAGATTAGATTTTGAAATTCGTTAATAATTTAATATTTGCTTAATCAGTGTGTCGTAATAAACACAATAACTAGGCGTTTAAGTTGGTCTAATTATAATATATTAGTATACTCTGTAAGAGTTTTATGGACCAACACACCTATGATAATTGGGTGAAGATCAAAGAGACCTTCGAAAAATCTGGTAATATCAATAATATGTTTTATAAAAGGGCAATTGAAATTGTTAAAACTAGAAGAGACCCTCTTGCTAAATTTCTTGGTGATGAAAAATGATAGAACCACATGATGAATTTATTACAAGAACTGAAGTTCAGGAGATGATTGATGATGCAATACGAAGACATAATCGTAATGCTGCGATTATCTCAATGTGTGTTGGTTGGGTTGTTCTTGCTCTTTTTGCTGAAGGTCTGCTTCGACTTATTGGAGTAATACCTCCTTTACTGCCAGGACTTAGTATTATATTAAAGTAAAATGGTAATCCTAACAGAAGAAGATTTGCAAGAACTACAAGAAAGAGTTTTTCAACATAAAATGCAAGAACTCTTTGAAGAACCATCTACATATGAAGACGATGACTACGACAGATTGGATGATATTTATTGAATTCGTCTCGCATATGCTGTATATGTTTATAGCATTTATGTGTGGAATAATTATAGGATATATCGTAGGATTCAGAAATGGGGGAGGGGAATGATTAGGTTAACTTTTTCTACTATTTGTTTATTTGGATCCATACTGCTTTTTATTAACTGGGGTTTAAACAACGCATATCCACAATAGGAGATATTATATGAAGATTTTTTTAGATACGGCTGATATTTCATTTATTACATCAGCATACGAAACTGGACTATTGGATGGAGTTACCACTAATCCATCACTCATTCTTAAAAGTGGAAGGCAACTTTTAGAAGTTATTCGGGAAATTTCTAACTTCCAAAATCTAGAAAGTATTTCAGCAGAAGTTGTTGCAGATACTGCTGAAGAAATGATTTCCGATGCACAGAAGTATTATTCAATCTCACCTGCTGTCACAATCAAAGTTCCTTGCACTGTAGAAGGACTTAAGGCTTGTAAGTTTCTTTCTGATAAAGGAATTCAAACTAATGTGACCCTTGTATTCTCAGTAGCACAAGCAATTCTTGCATCAAATGCAGGAGCAACATTCATTTCACCTTTCGTTGGTCGTTGGATGGATAATTCTGTAGATGGTATTGAACTCATCAAGAATATTCGTAAGGCATTTGATTATTCTGGAACATCTACACAAATTCTTGCAGCATCTCTTCGTGATGTAAGACAAGTAGAACAATCAGCACTTTCTGGTGCAGATGTCGTTACAATTCCTCCAGTTGTATTCTGGGCAATGTATAAAAACATTATGACTGATAGGGGTCTAGAACTCTTTCAGAAAGATTGGGAGGAAGTTCTTAAGTCTACAGAAAAATGAAGAAGGAGCATCAATGTTGGCATTTTGTAATGTCATCATTAGCAAGAATATACGGAGTTAATAAAATAAAAAGTGAAGAAAGATTTCACTCGTTTGCATTGGAATGGTGTGATGATCATAATTATACTTGTGATATTCATCTTGATGATTTGAATAAAGTTGATGCTTATTTTAGAAAAGAGTACGAAAACTGGGAGGAATAAATGAAGGTTGGATTAATTGGATTGGGAAGGATGGGAGAAGGAATGTCCCGTCGTATGATGAAATCAGGAATAGAAGTTTGGGGTTATCGCAGAAACTATGAAAAAGCAAACGAAGCATATGAAAAGGGATATGTGGATGGAATTGCAACTACTATTGAAAATCTTGTTAAAGTAGTTAAACATAATAAACAAGGTAAATATCAACCAGGAATTTTCCAGATGGTTGTTCCTGCCGAAACTGTAGAGGAGACTATTAATGAGTTACTACGATATTGTAGTGAGGGAGATATTATTATTGATCATGGCAATAGCAATTTTAAGGACAGTAGGAAAAGAGCAGAACGTCTGGCAAAGTTGGGTATCCAATATATTGATTGCGGCACTAGTGGTGGTGTTTATGGTTTGGATCGTGGATACTGTCTTATGGTTGGTGGCGGAAATACTGCGGTCTCCACTTGTGCAAGGATTTTTGACGCACTTTCCCCAGGAATCAATGCTGCCCCGAGGACTCAGTTTGACTCACCTTTGACCTCTGCGGAATATGGTTGGTTGCACTGTGGTGGTCCAGGTGCAGGACATTTTGTGAAGATGGTTCACAATGGAATTGAGTATGGTATAATGCAAGCATATGCCGAAGGATTCAATATTATTAAAAATGCAAACGCAGGTGCAAAATATGTCAAGGAAGGAGATGCTGAGGTTGCTCCAATGGCAGACCCAGAATCTTATTGCTATGACATTGACGTTGCTGAGGTTGCTGAGTTATGGCGTCGTGGTAGTGTTGTTGGGTCTTGGCTTCTTGACCTTACCGCTGATGTTCTGCGGAATGATGGTGAACTTAAACAATTCTCTGGAGGGGTTTCCGATAGTGGTGAGGGTCGTTGGACTGTTTCTGCCGCTGTGGACCTTGGTGTACCCGCTCCTGTCATTACTACTGCCCTTTTTGAAAGATTTAATTCACGCAACTTGGGCTCTTTCGCAGCCAAGGTTTTGAATGGTATGCGATATATGTTTGGAGGACATCATGTTAGGTAAGGCACTTTTATTTGCTGCAATTCCCTTTGTATTATCTACACTTTATTTTGGAACAAAGGGTGGTTATTATGATTCTAAAGATTATAAGGGTAATGGAACAGCACACTAATGAAACACGCATTAATTCTAAGTCTATGTTTTCTTCCTCTTGCAGTTATCTACATAGTAATGAAGGTATCATTATGGTTATCTACTAGCGTATCTGAAGTCAATTATGTCAGAGAGGATGCAAAACGAGAACACGGACCCTATTTGGAAGACCCATATGGAGACCTTGATGAGAAAGAAGAAAATTCTTGAAACCAAGGAAACAATTGAAAAGGCAATTTTTGATTGGTATTTTGAGCAGGGAAAACCTGTTCCCGAATGGAAGATGCAGAAAGACCCCCAATGGTGGACTGATTATCTTCGGGAACTTTCTGGTGATTACGAAGGCAATGATGACTGGTAATTAAAATGATATTTCATATAGTAGAAAAACTAGCAGCAAATCCATTCTTTCTCTTTCTTTGTGGATGTGGATTGACAATAGTGCCATTTGCAGGTATTATGTATATACATAGGGGGAATTCTTCCAATGGAAATCTGTAATTGTTATAAGATAGTTAATGATTCCAGAAATCCAGTATTAATAAAACATAATAAAATATGTTATCCTCCTGCAAATCCAAATTTGATAGATAATGTTGATGTTTCCTATCCTGGAATTGTAATTGATTTTGGTAATGATAATTATCTTCTGGAAGATGGTTGTCACAGAATTGCAAAATTACAACAAGATAATATTTGCGAATCATTATTTTATGTTGTAACTGTGGAAGAATATAAAAATGGCATGATCAATATGGTAGTTAATGGCCATAAGATTATATTAGGTGAATGGAATCATGCTACTTTAGAATTAAAACCCCATATAAATTGAAGTCACGGATGGACTCTAACAGCACTGGTCGGAAGCAATCCCCCCTTATGGCAAAATCTGATTTTTTCAGATATATTGGAAATATTCTCCTTTTATCAGGATATTTTTTTCTGTTATGGGGTGATATGAAAATTGGTTTATTTGTGAAATGTATTGGCAATATTTTTGTTATTCCTTTTGCAATAAAATATAAGTTTTGGGATATACTTTTTTTATGTGGTTTTTATGCTGCTATAGAAGTACCCAAACTCATACAACTTTTCCTAGTTAAGTAAAACTAGGTGGTGGAGCCGAGAAATCGAACAACTGATTGAGTTTCCAATTTCTCTAAAAAATTGGTGGTGCGGATGGGTTAACTCCCGCCTGGTTATTATTCCAGTTAAAAATAAAATATGATAAAGAGGGGTTTACAAGACCCCTCTTTTTTAGTATGATATATACTAAAGAATTATTATTTTCTTGATTAAAACATGAGTCAATATATTAAAACAGCACTTGTTCTTGGTGCTGGTGGCTTTATTGGAAGTCATATGGTAAAAAGACTACGTTCCGAGGGATATTGGGTGCGTGGTGTAGACCTTAAAAGACCAGAATTTTCTCCTACTGAAGCAAATGAATTTATCCAAGGAGACCTTAGAGATGTAGATTTTGTTGGTAGAGTATTAGAATATAAAGGGGATAGAGGAAATTTCTACCAGTCAGTTCCATATCGTTATATTCAAGCATTTGATGAGATCTATCAGTTTGCTGCTGATATGGGTGGTGCTGGATTTGTTTTTACTGGGGAAAATGATGCAGATATTATGCATAACTCGGTGTCAATTAACTTGAATGTTCTTGAGGAACAACGTAAATTAAATGAAAGAGTCGGTACGAATACTACTAAAATTTTCTATTCTGGTTCTGCTTGCATGTATCCTGAGCATAACCAACTTGATCCCGATAATCCTGATTGTAGGGAGTCTTCTGCTTATCCTGCCAATCCAGACTCTGAATACGGTTGGGAAAAACTTTTTAGTGAGCGTTTATATTTTGCTTACAATAGGAATCACGGCATTCCTGTACGTGTTGCTAGATATCATAACATCTTTGGACCAGAGGGAACCTGGGAAGGTGGACGAGAAAAGGCTCCTGCTGCGATTTGTAGAAAAGTGGCATATCTTCCGACTGAAGGAGGCGCTATTGAAGTATGGGGGGATGGTGAACAAACAAGATCTTTCCTCTATATTGACGAGTGCGTTGAAGCAACACGTAGAATGATGGATTCTGATTTTATGGGTCCAGTGAATATTGGATCTGAGGAAATGGTTACTATCAATCAACTTGTAGATATTGCTGCTAAGGTTGCTGGTAAGAATGTGAAGAAGAATCATATTGATGGTCCTCTTGGAGTTCGTGGTCGTAACTCCAATAATGATCTTATTCGTGAGAAACTCGGTTGGGATTATTCTCAGACTCTTGAAGAAGGAATTCGTAAAACTTATAACTGGATTGTGGAGCAATTGAACAATGGAAAATGATAAAACTCTTGAGCAAATTCTGGAAGAGTTTAAATTAAACACTTATTTTTACCCAAATAAACCAGACTTTGGGACAGATAAGGGAACAAGTCATAGTTATGTAAAGGGATACTATGAAGAAAATTTCAAAAAATATAAATCCAAAGATATAGTTTTAGTTGAAATAGGTGTGCGAAGTGGAGCATCATTATGCCTATGGAAAAATTATTTTTCAGAAAATTCAACTATTATTGGAATGGATGATTTGTCGGATAATAATGAAAATAACATTCCAGTAAATGATGAATGGACTTCTGGTAAAAATGTTCAGTATATAGTTGGTAATGCATATGAAGAAGAAGCATTAAAAAAACTTCCTGAAAAAATTGATATTTTAATAGATGATGGACCGCATAGTTTTGAGAGTCACATTAAACTTTTAGAACTGTATACCTCCAAAATGAATGAAGGTGGGGTTATTGTCATTGAAGATGTTCGGTATCCTCATGACGATTTGTTTGAATACGTTGATGAAAAATATCAAGATACTGCTGAAGTTTATGATTTTGGTGGATGGGATGATAAATTGATCATCATTAACACTTAATTTTTTATATTTTTATTGGTACTAACAAATGGGATGGAGAACTGCTCTATTAGACATTGCAATTAATGATTTTAATAGTTTTGAAAAAGAAGAATTGGTAAATTACGACGTTTATCAATTTGGTGTTTTTAATGGTGGATCAATGAAAGAAATTGCTTCTATTTTAAACAAGCACAAAATAGAAGTTAATACTTTTCACGGGTTTGATGTTTTTACTGGAATGCCAAAAGAAACTGCAGAACCCATTTTCCAAGATTCTTGGAATCCAGATATTTTCCCAGATGAATTTAATGTTCTTAAGCATATGAGTTTGGATACTCCAGATGATTGTGCAAATCATATTCAGAAAGAAGTTCAAACTATCTTTACGAATAAAAATAATCAAACTAAAGTATCTGTTATTGCTGGACTTGTTGAGGAAACTCTCCCAAAACAAAAAGATTTAAAACCAGCATTTTACGTTGATTTTGATTTGGACATTTATTCCCCAACAAAATACGCATTTAATTATTTGATGGAGAATAATTTGATTGTTCCTGGAACACTAATTGGGTATGATGATTGGGGTGGAACTCCTGGGTTTGAAGAATTCAAAGATGGAGAATCCAGAGCACATAAAGAGATTCTAGACCAGTGGGGAATCTCTATGACTAAATTATATCAAAGTGGGAATTCTTACCCACACGTACAAACTCTTTGGATAGTAGATAGCTTAGAATGAAAATCTCAGTATTAGGTTCAAGTGGTCAGGTTGGAGCATACCTGACCGAATATCTTCGTGGAAAAGGTCATACTGTCAATGAATTTGATGTTGTGAATGGACCAGAACAAGATATGACAGTTATTCCAAATCAAAACTTGGAAGATAATATCAAAGATTCTGACTTTGTATTCTTCCTTGCATTTGATGTGGGTGGTTCCAGATACCTTAAAAAGTATCAGCATACATTCCAGTTCATTGATAACAATGCACGTCTGATGGCAAATGCTTTTGGACTTCTTAAAAAGTATAATAAGAGGTTTGTTTTTGCATCATCTCAGATGAGCAACATGAGTTATTCCCCATATGGAGTTCTGAAGAATGTAGGGGAACTCTATACTAAGTCTCTCAATGGACTTATTGTTAAGTTCTGGAATGTGTATGGTATTGAAAAAGACCACGATAAAGCACACGTTATTACCGACTTCATCCGTAAAGGTTTTGAGACTGGTGTAATTGATATGCTTACTGATGGACAAGAAGAAAGGGAGTTTTTGTATGCAGAAGACTGCTGTGAAGCGCTTGAAAAAATTATGGAGAATTTCGATGATTTTACGTCGGAAGACAATCTCCACATCACAAGTTTTCATTCGACAAAAATTATTGATGTTGCTAGCATAATTAGTGGACAATTTAATCTAATTGGAAAAGAAATTAAAGTTCAACCTTCTGAACAAAAGGATAGTGTTCAGATGGACAAGAGAAATAAACCAGATACGTATTTGACTAAGTGGTGGATGCCAAAAACAACTATTGAACAAGGAATTGCTAAAGTCTTTGAGGCAATGAAGAATGAGCAAGTTTAAGATTAATCTTTATTGCAACGATTCTCTTCTTCCTTCTACTTCAGATAAAAATACTTCTGAGTTTACTGAGTGGGTTTATGATGGTTCTGGAGAAGTTAATTTCTATGTAAATCAACGTTCTCTGGAAGCATTTTCTACGGTTCAAACCAAACCCACTTATATTTGGTTGTTGGAATCCAAGCAAATCATTAAACCAATCTATGATTGGATCATTAAAAATTATGAGTTTGCTGCTACCAGAGTTGATGGCATTTTTAGTTGTGATAGAGAATTGTGCGAAAAGTATCCTAAGATTAACTATGCACTCAGCAATGCTGCACCTTGGGTTCTAGACCGACAAATATTTGAAAAGACTAAATTAGTTTCTATGGTCTCATCAAATAAATCTATGGTTCCAGGACATATAAAGAGACTTGAGTTTGTGAATAAGTTCAAAGACCAAGTTGATTTGTTTGGTAGGGGTATCCGAGATATTTCTTGTAAGGAAGAAGCATTAAAGGACTATATGTTCTCGATTGCAGTAGAAAATGCAGTCTATGATACTTATTTCACTGAGAAAATTACCGATTGCTTTGCTACTGGAACTATTCCAATTTTTTATGGATGTAGAGGAATTACTGAGTATTTCAACGAAGACGGAATTATATTCTTAGATGATGATTTTGATATCTCTTCATTGACAGAAGACCTTTATTATTCTAAAATGGATGCAGTTAAAGATAATTTTGAACGTTCTTTAAACCTTCCTGTCGCAGAGGATTTTATCTATACCAATTATTTTAAATGAGTCAATACAAATATTTTTCGGAAAATAATGTTAAAGTCGATGGAGTAATTCACGTTGGTGCTCATCGTGGAGAAG